AGGTCCTCATCCAGATGGTTGTGCACCCAACTTTGTATATAAGAAAAATGGTTTAGTTATTACTTGGTACAAGCATGCCAATCGTGGTGTAACTTCTAACATGGAATATCCAGGGGCTAAGAATTGGGCTAAGGCTGTCATGACATGCATTGAAAGTATTAAGTAATGCCTATTCATATTCCTATTTATGTTAACCAAACCTTAATTAAAACATACACCATTGGAAGAGTTTCAGGTGATACAAACCCTGACTCTATCAATACTTATTTAATTACAGAAGAAGGTTTCCCTTGGGAGACTGGTCAAATGTTTAATCACAGGTACGGAGATAGCATTGAGACTTGCGTAACCAAGGGTCTTAGTGCTATGATAGATACATGAAAATAGGACCATATACATTACGCAAACCTTGGGTTAAGTATGTTAACCTTGAATTAGATATTGATGAGCAACTAACACGAGCAATAATGAACTCAATTAGATCAGACATTGTGGCAGACATTATCTCTTTAGATCTTTGTGATATAGATTGTGATGTGATTCACTACCTTGAAAAAACGGCACGAGCATGAGATACTTTACAAAGGGCTGGTTAAAGGGTGGTGTTACTGATTCCTGGGGTTTTGCAATTGAGTTCTACCCAAGAGAAAGATCGTTGAGTATTACCTTTATTCACTGGTATTTAATTATTGAGAAGGATTACACATGAGTGATACATTAACTATTTATATATCCCGCCAACAATTTGGCTGGGAGTCTGATATTTGGCGTGGAGACGAGCAATTAGGTGGATGCACTGCTCCAACCTTTGCAGGTGTATTTGACTTAACATATGAAATAGTTGCAGACAGTGACCCAGTATGGACTGACTTTAATGCAAACGAGGACCTATGACACACGATGAATTGCTGAAGAAGATAGATGATGAAGCAATGCTTGGCAACAAAGAATGGAAAGCATTTCGTGCAGTAATTGAACTTCACAAGCCTGTTATGCAATGGAGTGGAGGGTATGACGGAGAAGACAATCCACTATATGCAGAACAATGCAGTGATTGTTCAGGAAATGGTTTTACACAAGAATATCCTTGCGAAACTATTAAGGCTATTGAGAAGGAGTTAAGATAATGTCAAAAGTAAATCAGGTAGCAAAAGAAAACAAAGGCAAAAGTGATGGTTGGAAGTTGAGTGATACTAATTCAGGAGCCTTTAACTCAGACAATAAACTAAATGTGGTTGCTGGAGATGTAAATACATGCCATAAATGCTTAAAGGTATACCCGTATGGCAGAGATCACTGGTGTGAAGATGGAACTGTAATAGCACAAAGTAACATTACTATGGTCCAGGATTGGAGTCCACAAGGACATTCAACTGAAGCATATTGGCGTAAGCGTATTGCTGAAGAGCAGAAGTTAGAAAAGATTAGAGAACTTGCTAATAGTTTAGCAGACACTGACTACCGTGGAAATCCTCCACCAGAGCATTATATTGCTAAGAAGATCTTTGATATTTTGGATGGTAAGAAATGACATACGATCAATTACCACCGCATACTACAGTATGCCGTCATATTTTTAAGCGTTCAGATTGTGCTGGGTGTTACCCACCTCAATATCAGTTCAACTATGAAACTCCAGTAGATTTACCACCACCATCAACACGTTGGAGACAATAAATGACACACGATGAATTGCTGGCAAAGATAGATTATTACTTTGACACAGATAATTTTCATTTACACAAAAATGCTATTCGTGCAGTAGTGGAATTGCATAAGCCCGATTATGAAATGTGTATGACCTGTGAAATGACGGATTACCCCTGTCCAACTATTCAGGCTATTGAGAGTGAGTTGAGATGATAATCAAAATATTATGGCTTATCTGTTCGTTGATTGTGTTTAGGTACACACTAAAGAATATGATTAAAGAAGAACTAAAAATTTTTGGCGGGATAGATGCATCACTCTTAGGAATATTTATTGTAATATCTGCCATAATTGCTGCAGCAGGACCTATTGCAATAGTGGCGTTCCTTGTGTATAATGGACTTAAGGGGATTGCCAACGGTATTAGCGAAGGGTATCAAAATGAACGAAGCAGAGTTTGACCAAGAGTTTAATTTAGAAGACATTACGAACGCCATAGTTAATCAGGCTAAGGCTGAAGTTAAGTCTAAGTTTGGCAATAAGAAAAGGCATAGACAATGATCTGCCCTACCTGTAAAATGGACAAAGAAAACATTGAGTACTGGGATAACCACCAGACTATGAGCGATTACAGGGTGTGGTGTGCCAAGAGAGCCTAAGATTGCAAAGATGGACTGGAGAGCCTTGGGATATTGGCCTGCTTATAAGGATGGCAAAAAGGTTTGGGTTCCTAAAGACACTATAAGCACGGACGATACTGAAAAACTTTAAACATGATATAATCAGTATATGAATAAAACTAAGTGTTTCTTTTGCCCAAAAGATGCAACACATTACGATGTTGTCGTAGATCATGCTGACTATATTGTTGCAGATGTATGCTTAGATCACCTATCCATGGGCCTTGTATCATAATGAATAGAAGAATACTTAAAGATGGTTCTGAGGTTGATTCTTTTGATAAGCCAGTTGATTTAATTATTCATACTAAGTCCCCTGGAAAATGGAAACTAATTGATTTAGAAACGGGCGAAGAGTATCTTGGCTCTGAAATAAGCACAGATTTTGCAGAAGTATTGAGAGAAAAAGTTAACATTAACAGGATAGGTACTTGGGTAAAAACCAAATGGAAGCAAAAAAACACTGGCTAATTAGCCAACTACTTTAAAGGATACTGTATAAATGGAACAATGGATGAACGACTACGCATCATACATACTTGTTGTGAGTGGTGCTGCAGCCATGTTTACAATTGGCCGTAAGAAAAGATGGGGCTGGCTTTGGTTTATATTTAATGAGTTTATGTGGACAGCATATGCCTTAGTTACAAAGCAGTATGGATTTATCCTTGGGGCTATACTATATGGAGTGGTTGGGGTTAGATCATATATGAGATGGAAAGACCTGTCATTAGACAAGCACTCATGGAATAAGTTTTTAAGCAGGGTATGGAGAAACAATAAGGATATGGTATCATAGGACTATGCAAAAACAATATCTAGATGATGAAAAAAATGTATGGATTATAGAAGATTTCCTTACACAGGAAGAGTTGGACTGGTTTAAAACTCAAACTGATGATGAGTTAGGGTGGTATCCAACAATGAGATCACCATACAAGAACATCTTAAACAAGTTCTTAAATGTTGTTCCAAAGTACCACGCTGATGGAAGCATAGAGTTTCCTAATGAAAATTCAGAAATAATTGACTTACCAGTATTTTCAAAGGCTGGTGGAGTATGGGATAGACTTGACTCTGTTCTTCCCCCAGGATACAAGCGACATGCAACACTTCAAACATTTAAGTATATGACAGATGAACAAATCAAAAAAAATGTTAACCAAGACGTTTTAAATGAATACTCTGTTGATGTAGATGACATTGACTTTGCAATGTACTGGCACCAAGATCCAGGTCTAGAAAGCAATATTCTTGCCTCCTTCAGCCTGTACCTTAATGATGACTTTGAAGGTGGAGAGTTAGAGTTTGGTAATCTGCCTATCAAGGTAAAGCCAAAGGCTGGAATGCTTGCCGTAATCCCTGGTGGGGATAAGTACAGACATAGAGTAAACAAGGTTCTTGGACCTAACTCAAGACATACTTTGTATGGAAACTCATTCGTAGACCCTTCCGCTGCACCAGTGAGCACTGCAGATGATTGCTAAAATAGTGTTATAATGAACTTATGAAATCTATATATGACATCGAATTGGACTCTGCCGAAGGCACTCCACACTTTCTTCAACAATTTAAGGGCAAGGTAGTCTTGCTCATCAACACAACAGTAGGTTGTGGTAACGCTGGTCAGATGGAGTCCATTCAGTGGATTCAGGAAGACCTTGCTGGAGAAGACTTTACTGTTGTAGCAATACCTACAAACGACTTCTGCGGACCTAGCATTACAAAGGGTAAGTGGTCAAAGGGAATTGAATGTGGTTTAGATTCAAAGAACTACGGAGAAGATGTTTATGGTGTTACATTCCCATTCTCAGAGATGATCACATCTAATCCAGCAGACATTCCTCTAGAAGCACCATGGCTTGGTAAGGGTCCAGGACTTAACGGAAACGGTCAGCCATTTGGAGAAAGACATGAACTTTATTTAGAAGTCTCTCAACAGATCAAGGCTTTGCAGGATGACAAGGCAGAAAAGGGATTAGTTGAAAAGACAGACTATGAGTCACGCTACCTAAATCAACACGATGGCGGATTTATGATGAACGCTAACTTTGAAAAGTATTTAATTGATAAGGATGGATATGTAGTTAAGCACTATCCTGCTACAACATTAAACTGGGATGTAGAGCGTACACTTAAGGAAGATCTTGCAGCACAAGGAATTGATGCTAAGATGGGTCCTGATAGATCTGAGTACATCTTCAACGAAGAAAATGCAGTTATTCGTGACCATATCGAAAGACTTATGGCTGGAGAAAGATCACGCATTAACCCAAACCTAGTTCTATCTAACTAACAGAAAGAAGAAACTCATATGAGTATATATGATTTGTCATTTACTGACAACTCTGGCAATGAAGTAAAACTAGATACCTTTAAAGGTAAGAACATCCTTATAGTAAATACTGCAAGTCATTGTGGATATACTACTCAGTATGCAGACCTACAAAAAGTTCAATCAGATGATGTTGTTGTAATTGGTTTCCCTTGCAATCAGTTTGGGAATCAAGAGCCAGGAACAAACCAAGAAATTAAAGATTTCTGCACAACCAACTACGGAGTAACCTTTTCTATATCTCAAAAGGTAGAGGTAAATGGTCCTAATGCTCACCCAATATACAAACATTGCAAGGATAACGCTACACCAGGCAGAGATATTGGATGGAACTTTGAAAAGTTTTTAGTATCACCTGACGGATCAATTACTCATTATCCTAGTTCTCATCAAGTATTAGATATTGTTTGACAACTAGTTCATCTTAAGGTATACTTGAGTTATGAGTATAGATGAAATGACACTAAGAGAAGAAATAGCAAAGGCTATAGAATTAATCCCTATTGAGACTGCGGTAACAAATGCTTTAGGTATGCGTATTGCAGCAGCAAAGGTTGCAAGAGGAGATAGCAATTATATGAGTAGTTTATTTGAGAGACAGGTAGATTTTGAATGATTAGTTTATTCTTTTTGGTACCAGCATTTATTTTAGGATATGCTGTATGCTATTTTGTAATGACATACAAAGTTGATCAAAACTAAAAACAAATATTGACTTACAACCTAGAGAATGGTATGATTAGTATATGAAACAAACAAACAACAAGGTATCTCAACATAAAATTAAGAGAGCCGTTAAGAATAAGAAGAGAACACAGGCAAAGCCACACCTTTCAAAGTTTGAACGCAAACAACAAAGGATCAGAGAAGAAATTATTCTAGGATCATTGCAGTCCGTACCTAACTAGAACTGGAGATAATCGTGATTGATTACGATAAAATAAAAAAGATCCCAGATGAACTAAAGAATGCAATCATTAAAGAGCATATGAAAACCTACTACCATTGGACAGTTGGAATTCTGTGCTTCTTAATTGGAACATTCTTTGGTTTATTAATTAAATAAGGTCTAGCACCAGTAGCCAAGTTGGTTAAGGCACCGAACTCATAATTCGGCTATTCGTAGGTTCAAGTCCTACCTGGTGTACTACACATCTGTAACTCAGTTGGTTAGAGTACCCGTCTTATATGCGGAGAGCCGAAGGTTCAAGTCCTTCCAGATGTACCACACCTCTGTAGTTCAGTGGACAGAACGTTGGACTTCTAAGCCAAGCGTCGCAGGTTCGATTCCTGCCAGGGGTACATGGTATAATTATATTGTGACAATATAGTCGCTATGTCTATGTCGGGAAACATTTTTGTAGCGTGTTGCAACACTATATTGTCCTTAAATTTATTTTAATAAACTAATAGAAAAGGTAAAAAATGAAAACTATCGGAGATAAGTTAGGGAACTTTGCTGTTACTGGAGTCAAGCCTGGAGCACTAACATATGATGACTCATCATTTGAAGTACTAACGCAGGATTCATTTCCTGGAAAGTGGAAGATCATTGTATTTTATCCAAAGGACTTTACTTTTGTTTGTCCAACAGAAATCGTTGCATACGATGCATTAGTCAATGACTTTAATGACCGTGATGCAGTATTAATGACTGGATCGGTAGACAATGAATTTTGCAAGGTTGCATGGCGTAATGCTCATGATGATCTAAAGAAGACAAACTCGTGGGCTTTTGCAGATACTGCTCACCAACTTGCTGGAGATCTTGGAATTCATCACTCATCTGGTGTCACATACCGTGCAACATTTATTGTTGATCCAGATAACACTATCCAGCACATTACAGTTAATAATCTTGATGTTGGTCGCAATGCAGATGAAGCACTTCGTGTTCTTGATGCACTACAAACTGGAGAACTCTGTGCATGCAATAGACCTTTGGGTGGAGACACACTATAATGTCATGGGTTGGTCAGTTAAATGAAAACCTTCCAGAGTATGCTAAAGACATTAGGTTAAACCTTGACGCAGTAATTAATAGATCTACTATTGATTCTGATCAGGCTTTGTACATTGCAATTGCTGCAGCATTTTCTACTGGTAATTCAAAACTTCTTACATTTTTAGTTGCAAATGCAACTGATGAAGTGGAAAAGAATGCTGCTCTTTCTGCAGGCTCTATCATGGCACAGAACAATGTTTGGTATCCATATGTTGAAATGGCAGATGACGCAAACCTTAAGGGCCTTCCAGCACAACTTAGAATGAATGCTATCACGTCCCATGGGGGAACAACAAAGGCTAAGTTTGAAGCCTATTCTCTTGCTTCATCTATTGTCGGCAAGTGTCATTTCTGTGTCAAAGCACACTATGAAACATTAAAGCAAGAAGGCTACAGTGTTGAACAGTTGCGTGATATCGGAAGAATTGCAGCAACTATGAATGCTTTATCAAAAATACTTTCTGCTTAATAGAAGTCCTGGGTATGACTTAAAACTACCCAATGTTACTTTTTAGGATGCTTAGGTTCGTATGGTGCAATCTTAGACTTAATGCGACCATCTTTGTACATTCTGACGATCCATCCATCTTTAATCTGAATAGGATTAAATGCTGTTGCTTTTTTCTTTGGCATTATATTGAGTGTCTTTCTGTTTGTACCTTTGTATAATCCTTACCAAAGTCAGCAAATAATGCCTTATCTTTTTCACGATTAACAATTCCTCTTGACCATGAGAAACCTGCGTCTCCACCCCATGCCAGCCACATAATGTATCCGTTAGATGGGTTTGCCTGGTTTCCCCAGTCCTTACCCTTCTTGTCCACTTCATGACGTGAGAAGTATGAGAACATTCTCTTAACAGTACTAAGAGACAATGTTTCTCCTCTTGCTAACTGACCTGCACGAGTCCAGCCTACTGAAGTTCCTGCACCAGTTGCTTTACCATCTTCTTTAAACTTAATTGCTTTTCTTGCTGCTGCTCTCGCTCCTGCTGGTGGAGAATATCCTTCAGCCTTTGATACTGAATCTGTTTCATATTCAACTGTGTCATCATCTTCCCAAAGGTCGTCTGCCTTTGCAGCAGGAACACAGTTAGGAACTGGCTTACCGTTATCTCCTGGCTTCATTCCACGCTGCACATAACCATCCCAGCACGGTGCTTGCTTAGAGATATCTTCTGGACAACACTCTGACTTACCAATTGATGCATCATACATTGCCATAGCAACTTCTGAATCTTCTGGCTCTTGTGGAAGTGGATCAATAGCCACCATCAAAGACATCATGCATCCTGTATACAGGTTAGTTGCTTCCCAGTATCCATTTTCTTCTTGTTCAAATAATTGAATTAGTACTGCTGGATTTTCTGCAGTAGCCTCAAGAGAATACTCTCCACCAGGAACACCAAGCATGCCTTCACGCATTACATGGACTACCTGACCAATGTGAACCTCTTCATCAGATCCATGTGCTGTCATGGCGAAATCGCCTTCTTTTAAGTTTGGCATTGCTTTACCTATGTTTCCCTCACTACGATTAATTGCATATATTTGTGCTGCTGCTTCTGCTCTAGAGGTATGGCAACCCATTACCTCATTGCTGCCCTCTTTTAACGCAGGGTATCCTGAGCAACCGTAACTTCCTTTAGCACCTACTTTATATGGCATACAACCATTATAGCATGCCGTTTAGTCTGTTATGAGTTCTTATCCTGTGACAGTTAGCACAAACCACTTCACACTTTTCGATCTCTTTCTTGATAGCCTTCCACGAAAAACCATCATGGATCATCCTTGACACATTGTATTTCTTGTCTCTTATGTGGTCAAAATCTAATATAATATGATTATTGATTCCGCAGTCTACGCAGCCAGAATCTTCTTTTATCTTGGCAAGCATCTTTTTATACTGCTGCTTATTATAATGGTCTAACTCTTTGTCAGTCATTGATATTATTATACCGTCAAATATTAGGTCCCACACAAGTAATTCACCTGACTTGCGCCACGGTCTCTATCCAATGGGTAACTACTCCATCACTAAGGTCCTGTGTGGGACAATTATATTGTAGCATAGTAATGGAGCAGTTTATAGACTTGCTCAGGTCTCCCCAGGTTGCGACCCTGGGCTTATCCGTACTCAGCAATAGGGTTGCTATAAGCAACTGCATGTATCATGACGGAATATTTTATTATACTACCTAATTTCGATAGTTTTTGGTAGTTTATCTTCTGGGATCTGTTTCTCAAGTTTGATATCTAAGATACCGTCCTTGAATTCAGCCCCAACAACTTCGACAAACTCAGGAAGAGTGAAGATATCAGTGAACTTGCGAGCAGCAATTCCCTTGTGTAGATACTCCGCACCCTCTGGTAACTCAGCGTCCTGCTTCTCGCCCTTAATTGTAAGTTTGCGATTGTCTAGCGACACTGAGACATCATCCTTAGAAAAACCAGCCAAAGCAAATGAAAGAATATATTCTTTATCATTTAATTTGATTTGATTATAAGGTGGATAGTTTGTTGTTGTTGTAACCTTCTGAAGATTTGAGAAGGTGTTGAAAAATGGATCATTAAAAAGATCCAGTGCTGTTTTTACCATGTTATTCCCCTTTCAAGCGAATAATTTAATTCCCCCCATATGGGCAGGTAATAATATTATAACATAGAAAAGCAGGCCTGTCAAATAACAAGCCTGCCAGTCTATAGTAAAATTACTTTACTTGATTGGTTGTCTTTCCTCCGCCAGATGACTTCTTTGCAGGAGCCTTCTTTGCGGTCTTCTTTACAACCTTTGCAGACTTAACTGCCTTGTCAACCTCTTCAACTGAGGGCATTCTTCCGAATGCTGTGTCGTTAGGGTTGGCTGCTCTCAATACGACTGGTACAAGTGCACCAAGTAGTGAGTAGGCTAGTGTCTGTGGATCTGTCACTCCAGAAGCATACAACGCTGTTGCTGCTCCAAGAACTGATCGTCCGTAAGACGCTAGTACCGCCTTGATTTGTTCGTTCATAATTTTCCTCCTAGGATATTATTTTTGTTAGTGATGCAAAGCCAATCCATAAACCAATAATTCCTGCGACTCCCGCAAAAACTGGTGGTGCTGGTACTGGCAATTTGAATGCAGCAAATACTACGCCACATCCAAAACCTGTTAGTGTTGACAGAATAATGTCTTTCATCTGTATTCCTTTTCATTTGTTTTATATTGTTTAATAAATTCTAAAATTCTTTTTCTTTCATCTTCTGGCCATGTGGCAATTAAGATCTCATCAATTCCATTGCTCTCTATTTCTTTCACGATCAAATAAAATTCTTCATATGTAAAATTTTCTTTTTCAGACTCATGCTCACCAGATATGCTATGTAGATAGTCTACTTCTTTCTTTGTTTCTCTTAATTTTGGAGTTATAGAAATCATAACCCTTTCATTTTTAATGTTAAATTTATTTTTTTTGTACATTCTGTAAGGTATTATCATTCTACCTTTATTTTTTGATGCTGAATTAAAGAGGTGTTCGTTTGTAACAGAAATATAGTAGTCTGGTATATCATCATCTAGTTTAACTAATGTGTCTACATATTCTATTAGATAGTTTGATCTATCTATATTGCTTGACTGATCATTAATACTTCCCAGGACACCACCGTACCCTTGTTCTGCTTTTTTGATATCTCCTGTGACAAAGTTTAATCTTAAACTATCTGGAGCAATACTGCTTATCGATCTATTAATCATGCAAAGATATTGTGGAGAAATAACATAAGGCTTAATTGCAACAATATATGTCATGTTCTTTTCTTCTTTAGATAAGGCTCTTGATATACCAGAAAAGAAATCGCCAAGGAATATATTATATGTAAAAAGAACTCCAGAAACATATTCCGATGGAAGTTTTTTTACATGATCAAAGTTGGCTGCGAAAAAATAAAAATTCATTATTGCGCCTCTCTGATATTATTTTTTCTTGAGTTAACATAATCATTTATAAAAGGAACAATTACCTCTGCTTCTTCTGATGGAACAGCATTAATAAGTAAATGATTTATTCCACGACTTTCAAGTGTATCTACAAAATCATAAAACTGTTCGTGAGTAAAGTAGGCAACATCTGAAACAATTTTAGGTATCTCTCCTTTTTTCCATGCTGGCCTAATCGCATGATTTGTTAGCAGGTCTAGTTCTTTTTCTGTTTTTCTAATGATTGGAGTCATTGTTAGCATAACTTCTGTGTTTTCTATTTCAAGAGGAATAAGTTTGGATTTATTTTTTAAAACATCAGACCAACCACCACGAACATATATGTGATACGGCAAAATTATTTTGTGATTGTATTTTTTAACTGCTTCGAAGACATAACTATTTGTTGTTGAAACATAAAAATCTAATGGTGTTTTATTTACAGCCATATTATTTAATGTGTCCAAAAACTTGATCATATAGTTTGACCTGTCTACTGGATCTGAACTGTCGTTTATGTCTCCAACAATTCCATTGATATGGCTTTCTTTATCTTTAATATATCCTGATATCAGGTTTATTTGAAGCCTGTCTGGATCTATCTCGTTTATAGAATCATGGATAGTCTGAAGGTATTGTGGAGATATTGTGTATGGTCTAATGGCAATAAGGTATTTAATATTTTCATTTAACTTAATATCTTTGGCAGTTCTTACAAACATATCTCCTTGTGTTGCATCATAGGTAAACATAACGCCAGAGAAATTGTTTTTGTTTAACACAGAAGGAGACATAGTACTTGTTTCATCTCCCATAATTCCACCAAAATAATAAAAATTCACTCTTTTGCCTTACTGTAGTGTAGATCACACAAATCTACAATCCTGCTTTCAGAATTTGCCCATACCTGAGTGCTTTCTTCTTCACACAATTCTTCCTCGCATATAAACAAGTTAAGATTTTTTGTGTGTTTTAGTACTATCATTACTCTATTCTATCATAGTCTTCTGGTAGCAGTTTTTTTAATTCTTTGTATGCCCCAGAAATTTTCTTCATTGAATGGTAGTGTGGATAGGCAGAGCCAACCTCTCCATACTCGTCAAAGTAGGCTATCTCAGGCTCAATATCAATAACAAACTTACTTAGCCCTTCTTGCACATTATCTATATATTGGTATGCCCAGTCTCTAGAATCTGAAACAAATTTTAAAAATGCTTCATTTGATTTTTCTTCATCTGTTTTCTTTTCATCATTCATGGATTGCTGCATAATTAAAAGTTGCAATGTGTTTGCAAGAATTGCGCGATTCTTTTTAACTTGCACTAAATATAAAGACAAAAACATCAAAGTTAAGAACAAAAAAGTTCCAACCAATATAGACTCAATCACAATTCTGCCCCACCTTCTCTAACTAACAAAACAATTGCACCATTATCTTCTAATGCTTTTTTTACACGGATCATATACTCTATTGCTTGCCTTTTCATTTCAACTGTTTCTAAAGACATAAAATCTTTTTCTTTAGCCTTTACTGTTAAAAAATGATCGTTATCGATAATCTGCAAAGAAAAATTTTTAGGAGGGTTTAGTGATCTAAAAGCCCTTTTCATTTCATCAGTATACATATTACTCCATCGTTAGAGACTGCCAAGTTTTACCCCAGTCAATCTTGCTCTTGTGGCTAGAGAACTCTTTAGAAACTTCTCCGTTTTCTAAGTATACCCCACCCCATACTCCCCACTCTTTACCAGATATGCCAACAGAAAAACATTCTTTTCTTACTGAGCATGAAGAGCATAAAGCATCAATTGCTGGTCTAAGCATTTCGTCTTCTTCGTATTTGTCAAAGAATAGGTTTGTATCGTAGTCTAAGCACACAGCATCATCTTTCCATTTATGTTTGTTCATTTACATCTCCTAAATCTTTATTTGTTGCAATGTATTTCATATACACATCAGATCCTGTTGCATATTCTTCTGACTTTAACTGTGCTATTGTTGTAAATTTTTTTCTTATATTTTCGTCTAAAATCAAACTTTGCCATTTTTTATAGTCTTCTAAACAAGACTGTTTTACATTTTCTGTTATATTTTTTTCTTTAATGTCTGTAAACTCTGATGCCTCTGAACTAAATCTTTTTATATTCATGCCACAATCAGTGTATAAGAATACACCTCCAGGCTTTAGCACACGACTAACTTCACTAAAAAATAACCCTGGAAGATGATAGCAATGAGAAGACTCTACACTGAGAACTATATCAAAAAACCTATCTGGATAATCTAGTTTGTGTGCATCAGAAACTTTGAACTCAATAGAATCATCATGATTGCTTTTGCAATATTCTATATTTAATTTATTAATATCGCAGGCAAAAAGTCTATCTATGTCTAGATACTTTTTTATTGCAGAGATCCCGCCACCCCTGCCACACCCAACCTCTAGGACTTTTTTTCCTTTAGAATCAATTCCTTCAAACATATTCAAGTATAAAGAAATCTGGTTTTTAAAAATAAAGTCATCTTCAGAAATTATTTTATAGGAAGGAGAGTATCCATGATTCATAAAGTCAATACTGCTATCTCCCAAAAGCATGTTTACCCTGTTGTACTCTTGCACAACATCTCTCAAAAACTCATTCTGAATTTCTTTATTCATGATTTTTTACATACTTATCTGGTATTTCCCATCCATTATTTGAAGGAACAAACTCTTTTTTCATTTGCCATTTGTTGTTTTTATAAACACCAAACTTTGAAAAATACGCCTTATCAGATGGGAAAGTTTCAATAACCGTCCATCCGTCCCAAGAAAGTTGCTTGTTGTTTTTTACAATTGATTCCATAGTTTCTAAAGAACTAATCTTTTGCATTTGTTTTCCGTTCTGTTGTGTGCTTTGCACGGTTTAGGTATACACAATATTAAAAAGTGTACACATTTGTATTTATATTATTTAGTTTTGATGAGTGTACAATTTTTGAAACAGGCTCTTTTGGATTAGAAAGAAAAGCAAAGTGATTAATGTCTTTTACATTTTCTTCTAACCACTCAGGAGTAACCTTAAAAAACTTTATAGACTTTCCTCTTGCCTTCATTCCTCTTTCAGACAAGTTTACAAACTCCATTGCCATCATGTTGATATTGTTTGGTCCTGCAGAGTATATTAAAAAGTCTTTGTCTGTTTCTGTTAACTCAGAAAGGGCAACAGCCATTGATCTTAGGAAGATATTGTAGTTGTTAAAACTACTTGTCCCCTGAACCCCTACTATCATCGTTAATCCCTTCTCTTAGTTTGTCCATTATAAAAAGCATCTTGTCTAATTGTACCCTATCCATACTTATGGTGTCAACTTCTTCTGCCGAATCTTTGTCTATTGACTGACCTACCAGTGGTGCCTTATAAAAAATGTTATCTTTTATCCAATAAGCATTACTATCTACGATGATAACCTTTATATTAGTTTTGTCATAATGCTTGGTTGACTGTGTCTTGTTAATCAATTTTCTTGAGTATTTTTTGGTGCTATTGTACCTATAAAGAAGCATAGATTGGCTTACGATGGCTCGACCTTTGCTAGACCTAGAAGCAAAAACATATGTAAATAAAACTAATAAGATAGTTATGGTTAGTCCAATAGCACCATACCAATTATTCATAGATACCCCTTGTATTCATTGTATCACTTTTTTTCTGAAAGAACTCTTATTATTTCTTTAATAATTACTTTTTCCTCTTTACCTAAAGACTCTATAGATTTTGCATCAAAAGATTTTTCAGCAAGTTTTACAAGTGGATCCGCAATAGTTACGTCCATATCTAAAAAACCTTTTTCCCACAGCCTCATGGTTGCTTCTGAAAAGTATATAGACATTTCATTGCTTAACTTTGGGTCAATGCTTTTAAGTATTTCTGTTGGCCTGTATAGCGCCTCACCAGACTCTTCATCTATACCAACAAACTCCAACCCACCCTTAGAGATTAGGTCATCAATTATTTCATCTGGATCACTCATTAACAAACTCCAAAAATTGATCTCGTGTCTTTGCACCATTCATTCGCTTAACCTCTAAACCATCTTCAATTAAAATATATGTAGGTACAGACTTAATTTCAAACTTTTCCAAAAGTTCTAACTCTATATCTGCATCAACATATATAAAATCTATTAGCCCATCACGTTTTAATTCGTCTGCTACGGGCCTTGTTCTTTGGCAAGGTTGGCACCAATCAGCAGTAAAGTAAAGTACGTGTCTCACTTTCCAGACTTTTTTCTAGCCTTTGCAAGTGCTTCAAAGTCTTTAACTTTAGTGTCACCTAGGTATCCCCAAGCATATCCATCATTGATCATCATGTCATTTAGAGACACTGTGTCTCCATTAATGTATACCCAGCCTAAAATGCGACCATACTTTTCAGATGAGTCCATCTTCTCAGTCTTAATAACAACAGACTTAGCATCCTTTAGAGCCTTCTTCAGATACTCTTTAGACTCAAGCCCAAGAGCCTTCTCTTTAAGGTCCTTTGTACGAGACTCAGGAGTATCAATACCAGCCAATCTCACACGAGATGAAAACAGAATATCAAACCCTAAATCAATTAGAACATCAATAGTGTCTCCATCTACAACATTCTCTACTTTTCTTACATAGTATTGGTACATTAGTAATCCTTTCCCTTGGCTTTGTTCTCAATAAGTTTTGCTCTTTCATCAAGAACAGTAAGTGCGAAAGAGATCATTTTATTGTATCCCTCTGGATTGTCCATGATCTTATTGTAGTGATGGCCACAAAACAGCAGTTCTCCACTAATGCCTGTAACCTTTACTAGCGCCTCAGCATTGCATCTATCACATCTGTCAGATGGAGATAGTTCCCATTGCTGCTCTACTTCATCTTTAACCATTGTAAACATTATACTACCGCTTTCTGTTATCAGTGGAATAAAATCCACTACCGTTGAATACTGCTCCTACATTAGAGTATACACGAACTAGATTAGAATTGCAAGTGTCACACCTGTATCCTGGATCATTATCCTTAATCGATCTTTCCTTTGAAAATCTTTGTGCACACTTCATACAGTCATACTCATAAATTGCCATCTATCTATCCTTTAGCCATGTTACTATTACATACTTTGTTCCTGAAACTACTTCGTGAGCGATATGACTATATGCGTAGTTTGATGGAAACAAAACCAAAGTTCCTGCTTTTGGCTTTATCTTTATATCAAAATTAGGAAACTCTATTTCTCCACCAACATAGTCATCATTTAAATAAATTAATACAGATATTGCCCTTGATGTTTCAGTTCCACCGTCATAGTGAAGATTGTATTTTTCACCAGGTTTATACCTTAACAGACTATATCCTTCTGCAGTTTTTATTTCTTGATATATTTTAAAAATTTTTACATATTCTGAAACTGCTGAACAAATAAGTTTGTCACAAGAGTCATACATATCCTTAGCAATTTTACTAGAAAGAGCAGACCTTCCTATTGATAGCCCAGAACTTGTTCTTATAGACTGTGTAAATCTGTTTCCATTATCAGAATCTTGAGTTGTTTGAGATGGAAGAAATTTCTCATTTACTAAAGGATCTAAGTCAATAGATAATGCATCATTAATAGTTTTATCGTAGTCTTTCCAAGCATTCTCATATACAGCAATAGCACCTGCAAGAATGTTTGTAGGATGAATTGACGACGAACCCTTATTCATCTTTACTTCTTCTTTTTTTCTTTTACATACCATACTGGCAGTTTAAGTTCATCTCCAGACCACTCATAACCTAAAGCCTTTACAACAAACTTAATAATTTTAATTCTCATTACTTAACCTTCTTTCCAAACCTTGCCCAAATTCTTTCATGAAGATAGAAGAAAGTCATTTCTAGTGTTAGATATGAAAGTCCGTAAAGACCAACATACTCCCACTCTGCCTCTCCAGTGTAATACTTTAGAACGAAATAAATTATTCCAGAAACAAAAGTAAAGTGTACGAATGGCCAACTTATAGTCTTTAGCAATGACTTTCTTCTTGACTCCATTATAGTGCTACCTGATTTGTCTTTCCGCCACCACTGCCTGATGACTTCTTTGCTGCTGACTTTGATGCTGCCTTCTTGACTGGTGCTGCAGTAGTTGCAGATGCAACAATCTTATTTAGTAGTGGAGCATTTTCTTCTCCAGTGTAAACTGGACGACCCCAACCAACTACAGCGTTGACCAACTTTTTCTTGTTGTTCTTTACATATGCACGAGTCTTTTCTACGCACATTCCTCCATTGCGCTGATCTCCCTTTGCAGTTCCTGAAGTGTTTCCTTCAATAACCTGGATTGTTCCATCTCCGTTGTTCTTAATGCAAAGACCAACATGTGAAATACGATTTACGCCATCATCTGGGAAATCAAAATAGATCCAGTCTCCTGGAGTTGGATCATCGTTACGAGCATCTGACCAACGCTCAGCCTTCTTGAACCAGTCTGCTGCTGCAACTGTTGATGCAGTCTTTGGGAATGACTTTACTCCCGCAGTAAATGCTGACCAAGAAACAAATGACTGGCACCATGGTTGGAAGTTTACCTTGATCCATGCACCGTACTTTGTTTCGTTATCCTTTGGGCCTTCAATTGTGCCCACTTCCTTCTTTGCAACCTCAATGATTGCTTCTAGACTACCTTTTGCTGCCATAAATATGCCTCCTTGTTGACATTGTAATCAATTATATCATGCTGATAACTACTTGTCCATCTCTTTATATAGATTCTTTAATCCGTGAAGTGTTCCAACATCCATATATTTTCCATCTATTTTTACTCCTTTAATATTTAGACCATCATCTATCCAGTCTTGTACTTGCTTGCCTGGGTGATCTTTGCTTGGATCTAAATACCTTACCATATTTTTACGAAGCACCATGATGCCCCATAAATCTTCATAGTCACATCCAAATACCTTATCTTTTGATTTAATAATCTTATTGTTGGTTGATAATAATACCTGTCCTACTCTGCCTTTTAATTCTTCTGAACAAGAAAATAAACCCAAAGTTACATCAGATCCATCCTCTGTTAGAACTTCCTTGTATATGTTTTTCTGTGCATTTAAAACAAATGTATCTGGCATGCCTATTAAAACTGTGTCGTTATATTCTCCAACCATAAATTTAACTGCATCAGACATCGTACTTGGGTCTTTTATAATTATCTTAACATTCATGTCCATGTTTTCAATTATTGGAGCCCACTCTGATCTTGTTGACACCCTTACCTCATCACAGACTTCAAGCATTTGTTCAACGTGCCATTGTAATAACGATCTTTCATCTGAAATGGGCAAACAAAATTTTGGAATTCCTCCAACCCTTGAAGACTTTCCAGATGCTGGCAAGACTCCTATTGTAGCCATTCGTTGTCCCTTCTTACATCTATATCCCAACCACCCATTGTTAAAAATTTTTGTGATTTTTTAAATATATAATACTCTTTATTTTTTCTTTGTGTTATCCTAGAACGAAGACTAAGTTTTTCATCATTCTCTATGGTTTGTGCTGGTCCAAAGGGTGTGGTAACCTCAACTTGGTGGCCTAGATAATGTAAAACCCAAGGTTTATCTTGTTTTTGTATAAGTAAAAATCTCTGAAGGTAATCATCATCTTCATATCGATATGGGTAAAATCTTTCATCCCATAGCCCAACTTGTCTTATAACATTTTCTCCAATAGAAAAAGCACTAAAGCCTTCTGTTGATGTTACTATTTTCGAAACATCGCTAATTTCATAAAACTTTTCTAATGAACCTGGAAGCCAATGAGTGTCTGCAGAAGAAAATACCCAATATTTTTCGTGTGGGTATAACTTAATAGTTAGGTTCCAAGATCCAGACAGACCTAGGTTAGAAGGCAAATCTAATACTCTTATGTTCAAGTCTTTACGCCTAGGAACATACTTCTTTAAACCATTATTAATTATTATGATTTCTTTAATAGGAAAATCTATTGAATCTAAGTTCATATCTAAAAGGTCATACCTATTTAAAACTGGTATGGAAAGAACTGGTATCACTTGATCTCCTTTATTAAACAATCATATTTTACCATGCTGCCCCACCTGGCCTCGATCCAGGGACATCCGAATTAACAGTTCGGCACTCTACCAACTGAGTTATAGGGCAATGTGGGCAGTTTTAGTCATACCCAGGACTTGTTACTTTTATGGCAAGTTATATGGAACTACCTGTGCAGGTTCCCAGACCCTATTTCCCTGTGCATCTCTAGAAAGAAACTTTACTGGCTGCTTTGGCAAAGCATTTAAATACTCTGTAAAAGTTTTAAATGTATTTTTTCCAACATAACGTGCTGAAGTTGCTACTGTAGAAGCAGAACTTCCAGATGTATCAGTTACAGACCCGTTATACTTTGTTACACTAATTTTTGAGATAGCAACCATGTCAAGGCCAGGACCTCGATTTGTTGCTGTTTCTCCTACAGCAGTACCTGCATCGACTACGCTAGTTAGTGCTCCGACACCAATAACTCCAGGTACGCATGATGGAAATCCAACAATAAGATTAGACCCATCATTTCCAGTAGCAACAAATGTAGGAACGTTCTTTGCATTTAGTTGTGATACTTGTTCTGCAAATGGATTTAAGATTGATGCATCTCTGCATCCAATATGCAATGACTGAGCCCTGGTATTTAGGTCTGTATGAATACCTGACATACTAATTGACACAGCATCAATGCTATACTTTGCTGCGTTATCGTTTACCCACTTAACGGCATTAAATATTGTCTGACCATTGCTAGGTGTTAATGAATCTCCCAAAGCGCTTACATTAAAAACTCTTAAGAAAACAATCTTAATGTTTGGGTCGGTAACAAGTGCAGCCTTAACCATAGTATCTCCGTGAAATGTTCCAGAGTTTATGTTTTTTGGCCATGGGGCAGATGCTGCTCCCTTGCCTTCCATAAAAAAACCACCGTTAGGGCATGACATGTTTCTTACTGTTGTAAAACAAACTTCGTGAATAATTGATGGGAAGTTGTTTGAATTAATTGCTGTGTCAATAATTGCTAAAACCTTTTGATCTTGTGCCTGTGCTGGTGCAATTGCTGTAAATGCAAGTGCGATTGTTAGTAGTGATAGTAGTACCTTCTTCATTTTGTTCTCCTTGTTTTGTTTGTTTGTTATTGTTTGATTTTTAAAACTACTTGGCATGGGTCTCCGCCTTCTTCCCACTCTGCTGCTTCTTCATCTGTCATGTAGGGATCTCCTTCATGAGTGTTACAGAACGGCTCTGTTACCCATCCCCGCTCAATGCCGTTTTCAAGCCAGATCTCAAACTCATCAAAGTCTGACTCTATGTTCTGAATGTCCTTTAGGATTTCTTCAAATTCTTCGTTCATACTATAAGTATACCCTTAAGCGCTTATGATGTCAACTGGACCCATGCATGATGGGTTAAATTTAATTGCTGCAGATACTGCTTGTTGTACTCTGTTCCTTGCATTTTTTTGTTTATCTGTTGCATACATAACTCCATATGCATATTCTGATCCAGAGCCAATAGAAATATATGGCAACGAGTATTTAGACAAAGACATATCGCCAGAACTGTGCTCGTAGATTTCTCCACGAATGCCAATAATTAAACTTAGTTCACCATCTTTAGATGTGTCAATCCAGAACTCGTTATAAAATTCACGAAGTTCTTTAATAAACTTTGTATGCATATACTTATCTGTGTCTTTAATGTTAGGTGCTGATGGTCTAAAGTTGTGTCTAATTCTGTCCCCGTCCATTGAGCCAGCATATCCAATTAAGTAAGGTCCTACCTTCCAAACCTTTGGTGATTCAAGTGCAAGAATAACTCCGTCATCTGATGCTCCACGATCTCCAGCCATATAAACTTTTTCTTCATGGCGTAAAGCAACAATACATGTCATGACAAAGCCCTCTCCAGATAGGTGATACTCAAGTATACCATTACCCAGAGAGGGCTGTCAACTATAACCTACAATGACTAATTAGCCTTTTTATCTACAGTCTTAAATGCATCATTTATTTCTGCGATTGTAAGTTTGCCATCGTCCAAAAAAGCCCTTGCCAGTCTTTCGATGACTGTTGCTACGCCTAACAAACCTGCAAGCATAACTGCCTGGACTGTATCAATTCCTACTACTGCTCCAGCACCAAGTACTGATAGACCAGAAGCAGCGAACACTGCTACGATACGCATCAAAACATTTGTCAAAGCCTTTTGTGGGTGCTCTTTCTTAGGAGCCTCTACTGCCTTTTTTCTTGTCGCCATTTTAGTCCTCCTTTCTTAGTGGGATTGTGATTAGCCAGATTACTGTTGTTGCAAGCACTGCAATACCAACAATATCTCTTGCTGATCCCGTCAAAGTTAGCCATGCTATGAAGAAGCCAAGGAGTGTAAAGGCTTGTGCGATTATCTCCACCCCTGCATCTTTTAGCCATGTGAAGAATCCCTTCACAACCTTTTTGATTATTTTCATACTACCTCCTCATCCCAATCATTACGTTTGCAATCTGTGAAACAATGATTACTGGGATAATGACTTCTTGGGCCTTTTCTCTCTGATCATCTGTCATGTCCATACCCAACTCAGAGAAATTGGATAGGAGTTCTAATGGATCCACTGCGAATATTGCTCCAAGTGGGTCTGCCAAAAATGCTTCTGTTTGTACTTCTGTTACTGCATCTGCTAATGTAAATGGCATTGGGGTTTCTCCCGCATCCCCTGCTCTTTCTGCAAACTCAACAAATGCTGAGGCAAGTGCTGGGTTCTCTTTCATCTGCTCAGCAATCTGTGCAACCTCTGATGCCTTGATGCCAAGGTCTCCAGCAATCTCTGCCTTTGCTTCTTGTGTCAAAGACTTTAGGGTTTGGCTAACTGCTGCTACTTGCTCTGCAGAAAGTTTAACTAATTTATTATCCTTGCTTGTAAGGTTAGCAATAACTCCAGATAGATCTTCTGCTGTTCCTGTACCTTTTTCAGGAATAAGTGCAGCCAACTCTTCATCTTCTATTTCAGGATTGGTTGTTGGTTCTGGTTCAGGGGTTGGTTCTTCTGTAGGTTCTGGAGTTGGTTCTTCTGTTGGGTCTACGACTGGCTCATCTGTTGGTTCTGGATCTGGGGTAGGCTCATCTGTTGGCTCTGGCTTAGGCTCGTCTGTAGGCTCGTCTGTAGGCTCTGGAGAAGGCTCTGGTGTAGGTTCTTCAGTAGGCTCCTCTGTTGGCTCTGTTGATGGTTCTGGAGAAGGTTCTGGGGTAGGCTCTACTGTAACCTCTGGTGTAGGTGTTGGCTGTGGTTGATTTGCAAGGGCAGTAGCAATAGCAGCATTAATTCTTTGCTTTTCCTCAAAATCCCATTGAGCCTCATACTCTTCTTCAGCAGCAGTAATTGCATTATTCATATTTTCAATTGCATTGTTGTAGTCTTCAATAGCACTATCTTTTGCTGCTAATGTTAAAGCAGTATTTAGTTGAGCAATCTCGTATGCAGTTTCTGCAGCATCTTTTTCATCCTGTGCTAATTCTAAATCATTCTGTAAATTATTTAATGTTGCAGAGCCTTGTGTATGTGCAAGTGATCTACTATTGTATTCTTGTTGCGCTGCATTTCTTGTTGCAAGTGCTTCGTTATAATCATTTATCTGCTCTTGAGTTGCCCCTGGACCAGAAGAAAATGTTCCAAGATTACAACTAAATCCTACTCCCCAACCACCAGTATAGTCACAACCTGCTCCAGTCCATCCTCCAGGTATTGCCCATCCAAGATGATAAGACCCTGGGCCTCCACCGTTGTACCACCAAATTTCTACATCAAATGTCTTATCTGTTGTAACATCATAGACTGGTGAATAGTTGCTCCATCGTGCCCCCTGCTCTACCCAGTTGTTAACTGCAAGTTGTCCGTCTATGTACATTCTAAAACCATCGTCTGTATTGCCTGCAAAATATGTTGATGTCCAGTGATCTGGAACTGTGATCTGTCCAGTAAATTTAACTATAAAGTTTTCATATCTATTACCGCAAACTGGGAGTTGCATAGAGTTTGAATTCCAAGTACCAGAACAGATAACTCCACTTGGTACTGCTATACCAGGAAATACTCTTGCCAGGTGATAAACAGTATACGACAAACCTTGTCCTCCAGCAGACTGCATATTGGATTGGGCTGTTTGAAGATTAATGTTGGCTATATTAAGTGCTTCTTGGGCAGAGTTCTTTTCATTAAGCGCTATTGCTACTGTGGCTGTTTGACCATCCACTGCATCCTGTGATGTTGATACATTGAATGTTTTTTCATCAAGTGTGGCTAGAGCGTTGGCCTCTGTCTCTACTGCTTCATCGTATTCTTCTTCTGCTGATATTTTATTATCCCTGGAATTTACAGCAGCCTCATATTTGTCTTGTGCCACACCAATAAGCGATACCAACTCAGCACTATCAGTAAGGTCTGATACCTTCTCATTGAGTGCCTCTATCCTTTGGGCACCTATTGATATAGGGTCGTCAGAATGAGCCTCTGTGGGGGCTATTAGAAGCCATCCAAAGGCTAATAGTGTGGCTGTCGCTATGCGTAGTAATTGCTTTATTTGCCTTCCCCCTTGCAGACCTGATGTCTGATAGGATGATTATACCATTTTATTGCACAAAAAAGGGGCTACCGTAATTGGTAACCCCTTTAATGTTGGACTAATTACTTAACTAAAGCAACTCGTGCTCGTGGATTCTTTGAATTCCATTGGCGAGCCAACTTGTTGAAAGCATCCTTAAGTGACTTAATTGCTGCAGCATTATCTGCAGTCAACTTAGCAATCTGTGCATCCTTAGCAAGAAGAGCAGCATCTGATGCTACCTTAGCAGCAGCAGCCTTATCTACCTCTACCTTAACTGCTGCAGCAAGTGCTGCATCTGCAGCAACCTTTGCATCAGCAAGAGCCTTGTCTGAAGCAGCCTTAGCAGCAACTGCATCTGCAGCAGCCTTAGCAACTGCAGCATCTGCTACAGCCTTTGCAGCAAGTGCTGCATCCTTAGCAGCCTTCTCAGCAGCAAGTTCTGATACTAGATCACGAACTGCAATCTCTGCGAATGGTGCAAGTGTTGGAGCAGTCAAGCCTACTACCGCTGCTGAAACAGCATCAGATGATGTTGTTGGTGCAAATGTAATAAGTGAACGTGATCCTGTTGTTGGAAGAGTTGCCTTGAAGGTCGCTGTTCCAAAATCTGTTAGTGTAGCACCAGTTGTTACTGTTGCTGTGTCTAGTACTGCTGTTGCAGCAAAGACTGTTGCTGTAATTGACTTACCAGATACTCTGTTACCAAATGCATCTGTTGCAGTTACAACGATATCCTGCTTTGTTCCTGCTGCTCCTGCTGCAGGTGCTGCAACTGTTAGGTTGTTAATCTTTCCAGCGGTTCCCTGTACATAGTATGTAAGAGTTGTTCCACCATTGTTGATTACAACTGTACCGATTGCTGTTGTCTTTGTGTAAACAAAGAATGTTGCAGTTGTTCCAGTTCCTGTTGCAATTGTCAAAGATGATGATCCTGACGATGCTCCTACTGGTGCTGCTGATGTGTGTAGTGCAGATACGATTGTTGCGTTAGTTGCGCTTGCAGTTACTGATGTTCCTGCTGCAACTGTTGCTACAAAACGTAGTGCATCTGTTGCATCAATTGTGTTGTCTTCTGGGACTGGCAATGCAGCAGGTGTAGCGATTACACCGTTAGTGGTGTTTGCTGTACCGTTTAGGGTTACTGCTACTGTCATTACTGTAGCATTTGCAGGTGCTACGGCGACCATGCCCAAAGTCATGGCTGCAACCACGGCTAGTGCGATCTTCTTGAATGAATTCATTCGTTATTCTCCTTGTTTATAGTGTTTTTAGTCTGTCCAAATAGTCTTTTATCTCTTCTATTTGGCTAGGTTTATATTGTATCACATTGCGACTTTCCAAGTCAAATTGCTCTTCTGGAGTCTTTGGTCTATCTCTAAAAGTATGGACCTCTACTTCAGTGTCTATATTTTTTGGGGTATGTGATATCGCCCCAAATATTGCTCCACACACAGCATCAGCCAAGTCCTTTGACTTTTTGCGGGGGTGGTCAACTCTATCATTTTTCATAATCTTTAACTGTGTCAGTTCATCAAATAATAAATCAATTGCAGGCATAGCAAGTCTTTCCTCATATACAAGCATAGCCATATCCTCGTAATGTTTTTTAGCAACAGAAACAGTATCAGTTTTCATTCCAACCTGCTTTAATTCATTCTGAATATCAAATGATTGCCAACGGTCAAAGGAAACCATGCCAATATCAAAACCTAATCTTCTAAGGTTTTGAATCCATTGCTTAACTTCTGACAGATTGACTGGGCCTTCTACCTTTGGTTCCCACCATGCTACTGCATCTACTACGACTATTGGTGCTACCTGTTCGTAATTATTAATTACCTGTATGTTTACCCATTTTTCTACATGTGCAATTGCTACCGCACACTTGTCATGCTTTTGTGCAAGGTCAGCATGAACATAGTATTTCTTTGTTGGATCTGGTTTAAACGATTCATCAAATCTTTTAAATGTATCCACAGGGTTTCTTAATGTCATGCAGGCTCTTACCTTGTCTGCCTGTTTAAAAAATGCATCAGAAGCAAAAGTTGGAACACATGCAAAGCGCATCATTGCATCACCAAGATCAGTCATGAATGCAATCATGAAGTCGTCAATCTTTCGTGTAGGGTTTACTTCCCATGTAGGTCTCTTTAGTGCAAATACTCCAGGATATTTATATGATGTGATCTGATCTTCATCCCACGAAATTTCAAATGTATTGTCTGGGCTGTCATCTGGAAGCAATGGATTAATTGTAAACTTATGTGTTCTTTCTATGACTTCTTTTTCAGCAACAACATCGTCATATCTTTCTGAAATAAAGTCGCCTGGATATCTTGGGAACGAAAGCAAAACAACCTTTCCAAGGTCTGGGAATCGAGAGTCTACTGATCCACGGAAAGCCTTATAAATATTATCAGCAGTCTTTCCTTGTTCATTACCAGTTCCAACTTCAGATGCAAAACCAGAAATCTCATCAAGAACTGCAAGCAGAAGGTTTAGTCCCTCATGTGATTCACGCTCTGAGTGACCAGAGTAAACGGTAATAGATTTATCAAACTCAATTGAGTCAGCCTTTGCATAATACTTACCAGCAAACCATGGTGATCTTTCGATCTTTGATTTAAAACCTTTAAAGAAAACATTCTTTGCTTGTTGTGCGTTAATAGCCACATTGATTAGGTCAATAGCATCTCCAGAGGGCTTACCAAAATATTTTGCTGGGTCTTTTAAGCATAGTAATTTATATACAATGTATGAGCAGGCTACAGTTGATGTAAAGTCTTTTCCAGATCCCTTGCCAAGTTGCAGGATAATTTCATTTTTTGTATACTTGTCGTAGTATCTGGATCCCTTTTCTTCACCCATTATGTTTATCAAATCTTCTTTACGATAAATTTGACTCATTGCTTCAACAATATCATATTGAATGTCAGACAGTGGTGGTTGACCAAGGTATGCTTCACCCTCGACGAATGTTCTTGCATCTACTGGCATCTCATTAAAATGATTATCTCTAAGTGCCTCTAAAAACTCATCATACATTATGATGCAAACCCAACAATAACATATTTTGTTCCAGACTTTATAGGTTCTGCTGAGTGAGAAAACTCTTCTGAAGATGGAAACATAATTAAAGTATTTTTTTCTGGCTTTATGGGCATAGAAAGTTTTGTAAAAACTATTTCGCCTCCAGAATAGTTACTATTTAAATAAATTAAAATAGATATTTTTCTTGGAAACTCATCAGTTGCATCTGTGTGTTCTTTAAAAAACTGCCCTTCTTTGTACCTTACAAGTTGATACTCTGTTTTATAAAAATCAATGTCGTAGGTCTTTGAATACTCAGACAGTATCGGCTCAACTTCTTTAGTCACAAAATTTTGCAAGATTAAACATGGTGTGGTAGACGATGCATCTCTTAGGTCTGTTGATTTTTTTAAATCTTTGGAATATTTATATCTTGACTCTGCGATACCACCCTGACTCCATTTACTTTCAGAATAAGACTCTACGATTTTTTCTATCTCAACACCATTCAGTTGTTTTATTAAAATCTTATCCTTATTGTTCATCTGAAACCACCGAAACTACTGTTATGACTTCATCCTTTTTTGCAAACAGGGACAGCCTTCTCATTATTTCATCACGTACTTCAGGATATTCAGAAGCAATGTCCTTTAAAATAAGCACTAAAACTTCTTGTCGCTTTTCAATTTCCATCATTTCTTCAGCAAGTTCTTTATTCTCAAGCAGTCCAGCCTTTTGCAACATATCAATACGCTTAGACTCAATGTCCATTACAAGTTTGATTGCTGCAGTCTTTGCACTAAGATTATTTGTCATTGATGCTTCATCGATAACTTCATATGTTCGAGATACCAACTTGCTATAGTGTGTGTCTGCTGCTGCTAGTGCTTCTTTAGCACGAGCACGAATAGCGTCATTCGCAGATGCCATAACCTTCCACTCATTTATAAGTGTTACAACTTTTTGTCGTGGTATGGATAGTTGTTTTGAAATTACAGTTGGGTCATTGCCTTTTAGGTATTCTTCTACCACTAGGTTTACCTGATCAAGATGTTTTATTAAATCATCTTCAGTTGACATACTTACCCTCTAGTCTGTTTATCTCATCTTTAATATAGAATATTGCCTTCTCAAGGTCCTGGATTGTTTTTGATTCATCCTTGATTCCTGCTCTCCACAAATACTTAAATGCATTACCAATATTAAAGTTGCGATGTCTTGTAATCTGAATGCACTCTACTCCAGAAGGATCTGTTGTGTAGTGTATTGGATGATTAACCTGATCAACAGTTATGTTTAGGTTCTCACTCATCATCTTCCTCCCAATCAAATGCTTCTGGAATGCTTCGTAGAGTTGCCGTTGCATAAGAAATACCAACTGCTGCCACTAATGATACTACAAACAGAATATACTTAATCTTTTTCATCGCTTTGATTTCCTTAGTCCAAATTTAGCAAGGTAAACATAGATAGTCTCTAGAGAGCACCCACACTCCTTGGCAATATCTTCTGGTGTTTTTTTATCCATAAGGTATCTCTTACGCATAAATGTTTCACTTGTATATAGTTTAGCAGACATGATACTAGTTGTCAACTCCAATTGCTTTTCCCCAATTCTTTAATGCCCAGTGACCAATACCACAAGCATCTGCTACATCGTTGTCTGTAATAGATCTGTCGTATATGGTATTAATAAATTTAATTGTTCTCTCCTTGCGAAGATTTCTTTCATAAGATTTATACCAGGATACTGACTTTCCTGGGCTCTGTGACCTTATGTAAAGTTGCTCATCTTTTGATATTTTTTTATTACCAATATAGTTTTGCCATGTTATTGGAGACACCTTGCCTATAACCTTTGTTCCAGATTGTCCTGCTGATCCAAGTATCGCTCCTTGAACTAGAGCAAGGTCTGCAGCAGTCTTAGGACTATTCATAAATACTGTATGCTCAATAACTATTGCTTCAAACCCACCATAAATATCAAAAAATGCTTTTACTTTTTTCCCAGCATCCATTACTTTTTCATATACATCTTTTCCTTCAAAATTAATCTTTCCTACAGACTCAAGATCGTCGCCAGAAAAAAGTGCAAAGGCTAGGCTGTTTGTACTAGCGTCAATAGCGCAAATTTTATGTGGCTTTAGTTCTAGACCCCACTTATTTTTTACCATTTATCCTACCTTTTATATCTTTAATTGCCTTTGTAACTGCATCTGGATTAACAGCGCATGAAGAGCAAACTGGATCATCGTTATATATGGAAAGTGGAGAAGAACAAGATTTGCAAAGCCTTGTCTTCCCTCTTCTCTTTTGTCTTTTTGAATGAAGATATCTTTCAGCAATTTTTTCTTTTGTTGCTAGATCTCTACACTCTGCAGAACAGTATATCTGATAAGACACTGACTGCATAAAACTTTTATCACAAAATTTACAATTCTTCACCGAGAATCTCCAGAGGCGCTATTTTTAATACGCCTGTACCTGCAGACTCACATGCTTTTTTAATTGGGCATGACTTGCATATCTTGGAGTTTGATCTATAGTTTTTGGTTGGCAGGGTTTTATCTTCCCATGTCTTTCTAACTAGTCTCATCCAATCAAATGCCTGGTCTACCCACCGACGGTAATGATCGTTTACATCTACAGGGATCAAAAGTAGTTCATGATTATTTTTGTTTTCATAAATCATAACACCAGTTGGTCTCTTTAAGATCTTCATATAAATAAGCAATTGCATTAAGTGACCATTCTTGGCCTTGCCTGATGCCTTTCTATATTCAAATCCTTCGTTCATCATTGTTTTAATTTCACCAATGAGTTCTTCTCCTTGCCAATCAAGCATAACGTCACCGTATCCAAAGATAGGTGGGTCATCATGCTTAATCTTAAACTCTGTTGTTTGCTCATTATTTTCATCACGATAAATTTTTGCAACCCCAGAATTCATCATTGCGTTTTGAATTCTTGCATGTGACAACGTTCCAGCAGTCATATTCGCTGCAGCATATGCGTCAGCATTGTCTTCAAACACTTGTCCATCAAAAGCAAGGTACCAATATCTTGCACACTCTCCATGACCATAAGCAATGGTAGATGGAGCAAAAGTCTTCTTTGTTGTATGCTTATCTACACGAGTAATCGTGTATCCTTCTTTAATCTTTGCCTCAAGTCCCGCTATATCCATGCGGTGAATCGGCTTTTCTTCTGGCTTTATCATTACGGTGTGTAGTAAATTCTTCGTCATCGTTTCTCGTTTCTATTAGTATAAGTATAGCAGATTAGCGTGTAATATATTTCAGTGCAGACACCAAGTTATTAAGCGACTCTGCTGCCGTATAATAAAGATTCTTCTTTCCACGATCTGACTTGTCCACATTGGCCATCCATGTTGCTTTAAAAGCCATTTTTGCTGCGATGGCCTGAAGTCTTACAATCTCAACGTGTGCAATATTAATTGGGATGTCTGGCTTTATAATTAGTTTAGCAATCATTGTAAGTGCAACTGTGAGTTCTTCGTCCTGCATATAGTCTGCAATCTCTGCAAGACCATTTACCATATCTATTGTTGTTCCTTGTTGTTCCATTATTCCTCCACCATGTCTTCTAAAATACTCATCTCAATTATAGCAAGTCTGACCTTTGCGTTACCCTCGCCTATTACGACAACTATGGCTGGGTCCTTACCATTTTTCATTGCATCTGTTGTTGCCTTAGCCCAAACCTCTTTATTCAATGTAAAAGATTTTCCAACTTCTTTAAAGTCTACGACAAAGTTTTTCCATGAAGCATCACCCTTTTGGGTATTTCGTCCAGAGTTCTTGTGCTGCTTAGCGCCTATTCTTTTAGACTCACTCTTCTCTGTCATTGCCTTTATATTTCTGCTTGCCAAACTTTACAGTGCTTAGATGTTTTGCTGGACACATCCATGTTGCTGTTTTTGTTTCTGCATAAAGCCTTAGAGATCGTACCTCTACTTTACATTCATGGCATACAAACTTACCATGATAGACCGTAAAACTACCCATTTAACTTAGCCTTGATTGATTCTTGCAAGTCAAGATCCTCTCTTACACGATTAACAAACGCTTCCTTGCCCTGCACCTTTGTTCCATCAGGAAGTATGTACCAGGCACCTGTACGCTCTACAATACCGTTTAGTTCTGCGGTAGTAACCAAATCACCAATGGTATCAAGACCAATATCGTCACCTCTAAAGTAAAAATCATACTCACCAGACTGGAACCCTGGAGAGGTTTTGGAGAACTGGAGTTCCCACTTAATAGTTCTACCAATTTTTTCTTCAATTAATTTATCTCCTACCTTGATCTTGCCCTTAATCGCTTGATTGTCTGACTCTGAAGAAAAGAGTTTAATAATACATGAGGAATAAAACTTAGTAGCCTGACCACCAGAAGGCTGCTGGCTAGTATACATAGCATTAATATTATTACGAGACTGAGAAATGAGAACAAGCAAAGTTGGCTTAACTTTATTGTTTGCATAGTTAAGCATTTTCCATGCGTTACTAAAGTCACGAGATTCTGCTCCAATCTGCTTTGTATTTTCCAAAGCCTTCATCTCATCAGTGTCCTTCTCAAAGTAAATTGCAGGAAGCATTGATGTAATAGAGTCTACCACAATTAAATCAACTCCAGCATTCATAAGACCAACACCTACATCTACCATGTCACTAATAGTTCTTGCTTGTGAGTAGATTAGTTTTTCTGGATCTACCCCAAGTTGTCTGGCCCAGTCTTCTGAGTATGACATTTCAGAGTCAATCCATGCACACAACTTGCCCTCTGCTTGTGCTAAAGCAATCATCTGAAGGCACATAGAAGACTTTGCGGACGACTTTGATCCCCATATAAGAACCTGCCTACCATAAGGAAGCCCTCCTCCCAATGCACGGTTTAAACCAAAACTTGGTGTTGGCTGATACTCATAGTTAACCCCAACTCCAGTTCCTAATCTCTTTCTCAACTTAGGATCAAGTTGTGCTAATGCTTCCTCTACGCTAACTGACATGTACATCCTCCAATGTTACTGTTCCGTCTTTTGTTTTTCCAAAATCAAACTTATAAGATTTTCCTTCTTCTATACTCATGTATGCTTTTGCAAATGCTGTAGGGAAAACCGTAATAGAGTGAAGGTCTCTACTTGTGTCTGCAAGTGTAAGAGATGCCATCTTTTTTCCAGTCTTTGTGATTCTTGGCTTAAATGAAATAACAAACATCTCATCATCCTTGTATGGCAACTGCTTGTAACTCAGAAACTTTACAAGAGCATGCGATGATTCTTTTATCTCATCTGAAGGTATGAAAGAAACAATCCTGTTATCATTACACAAGACAAGATAAGAGCGACCTGTCTCAATAGTTGTATTTTCATCGTCAAATATGCCGACACTGCCAGTTTTGTCCAAAATTTCAACTCGTGACCATCCTGTTCCTCGCTTAATTGATTTTACCATACCCATAAAAATGTATGATCCCTTTTCTTCAAAGTCAACAATATCCTGAATGAAAGCGTAGTAGTGAGAAGGTATTGTGATATTAAACTCTGGTAGGTTTAAATACTCATATAAGTTCTCTTTAATTTCCTGATCATTTCTAGGGTTGTCATTAAATGTTGCTGCACCGATTGCCCTGAGTGCTTGCAAAGCACGACTGTTTACTCCGTTGCCTTTGGTAAATGTAAACTCTTCAAGTTCTTTGTAAGAATTAAATGGTCGTGCCGATATGTATCGTTCACCAATTTTGTCAGATATGAACTTGATAGCACTGAGTCCAAACCTAATACCTTTACCCTCAATTTTAAAATCGATATCCGAATCGTTAATGTGAGGTAACTTAATGCTAATGCCCATTCTTTTTGCTTCAATAAGGTATTCAGTTCTCGCATCTTTATCCTTTTCATTCTTTAACACTGAGTACATAAACTCAAGTGGGTAATAATACTTTAGCCATGCTGTCCAGTATGATAGCGTTGAGTATGCTACTGCGTGAGACTTGTTGAATGAGTACCCTGCGTGAGCCTCAAAGTCATGCCACAGATCACGAGCAAGATTGGGAGCAATAAACTTTGATGCACCCTCTACGAACTTCTCTTTAAACTGATCAAATTCTTTAGCATCTTTTTTCTTGCCAATGATCTTTCTAACCTTATCTGCTTCCGACATGGACATACCGCCAAGGTGTACGCATGCTTGCATAACTTGTTCCTGGTAAAGAATACAGCCATAGGTGTCCTCCGTAAATTGTTTTAGTACTTGGTGAGTATAAGAAATATTTTGACGACCATGCTTGCGATCAACATAGTCCTTTCCAATAGTATTCATGGCACCTGGGCGAACTAGAGCATTTGATGCTGCAAGTTCATTTAGATTTTTTACGCCCATCTTAACAAGAAGGTTTGTGTACGGTGCTGCTTCACATTGAAACACACCCTTTGTGTATCCATCTGAAAGCATCTGATATACATTTGCATCGTCCATCTTAATCTTAAGAAGGTCAATCTTTTTTCCATCTCGCTCTTTAATAATGTCAATTGTGTTCTTGAGAACAGACAAAGTCTTAAGACCCAAAGCATCAATCTTAATTAGACCAATTCTCTCGGCCTCTTCCATATCAACTCCTACAACAGGAATTCTTTCATCAGACCCAGTAGACGATCTTGTTTCAAGTGGTGCATATCTAAAGATTGGTTCCTTTGCAGTCACAACACCAGCAGCGTGGATACCTGTACCACGGATACGACCACGAAGTTGTTCTCCGTAAACCTCTACCTCTGGATATTTTTGACGGAACTCGTATGTTGATTTAGATGTGCAGAAGTCGTCCCATGTGTCTACAGTTTTTAGCACCTTGTTAACATCTGATAGCGGAATGTTTAGTACTCGTGCAACGTCTCTAACAATTCCCTTGCCTGTAAACTCAAGGAAAGTTGCAATGGATGCAACATGTCGATACTGTCTAACAAGATAATCCTTTACTTCTTCACGACGAGTATCTTGAATATCTGTATCAATATCAGGAAAGTCATTGCGTTCTGGGTTAATAAAACGGAAGAACAAAAGATTGTGCTCAATCGGATCTATGTCTGTAATCTTTAGTGCATAACAAACCAGAGAACCAGCAGATGAGCCACGACCTGGGCCTACCATAATCTCTTCCTTCTTGGCCCAGTTGATCATGTTACTTACAACAAGGAAGTATGGAGCAAACTTCTTGTCCTTAATAATCTGCAACTCTTCTTGAAGTCTGTCAAGATACTCTTGGTTTTCTGACAAACCTCGCTCTGCCAAACCTTCCAATGCAACCTTTGCAAGTTCCTTGTCAGGGCTCTTGTACTGTACTGGTAAAAGGTTTAGACCTTCTTGAATGCCATAGTCTCCTACTGTCTCTGCTAATAGGAGTGTATTTGAGTATATGTCTGGTCGATCAATACCCTGCGCTTCCATGGCTGCTTTAATCTCTTCGTATGAGAGCAGGTGGATATCAAACTTATTAAATGTAATCTGACGGTCTTCGCCATATAAATAATCAAGGCGTTCCATCATGTTGCCCTTTTTCTTTGACTTTTCATATGTTGCATCTTTTACAAACTTGCCGTGTGTATTCATAAGCAACTTAAACTCTTGAACTTCTTTTTGTGATGGATCAACATGGTGGCAGTCTGGTGTAACAATAACCTTAATACCAAACTCATCTGCAAGTTCTATTAAATACTTATTGATGTGTGCTTCATTATGAGGCATAACCTCAATGTAGTAGTCGTCAGCAAAGCGCTCTTTGAACCAAGAGATATATTTCTTTGCGAGAGCAAACTCTTCTTCCTCAAGTGCTTTAACTAAAACGCTACTTGGGCAAGCAGAAGAAACAATGATTCCCTCTTTGTATTTTTCTAATATCTCAAAGTCAAATCGTGGCTTCTTAAAGAAACCATCTGTCCAAGATAGTTCGCTAATCTTGTTTAGGTTTTCTAAACCAATTTGATTCTTGGCTAGAAGGATAATGTGATTATAGACAAGATCTTGTTGACCTTCTCTTTCAGACTTATCTCGTGTATCAGATATGTCTGCACACATGTATCCTTCTAGACCTAGAATTGGCTTAATGCCCTTTGCTTTTGCAATACGGTGCAGTTCCC